ATGATTGCACAGGGAATCAGTCTTCCAATGATGGACAGATATGTGGACGAGATACCGCAAGACACAGTAGATTTTAAAGACAGCTTCAGCCGAAAGATAAAGAATCATCGTGATTTGAGCATCAACTTTTATATCCATGACTGCGAATTCGAAAAGTTATGGAATAATCCAGACAGATACCTGGAACACATGAAATGCTTCCAGAGCGTGATCGCGCCAGACTTCTCAATGGCAGTCGGTGAAAATGGTATGCCATTTGCCATGAATATCTGGAACAAGTACAGAAATCATGCCATGGCTCATTATCTCAGTATGAACGGGATAAAGGTGATTCCTAACGTGAGCATACCACCAGAATATTGTTACGACTGGATATTTGACGGGATTCCACAAAGAAGTGTAGTGGCCTGCTGCACCAATGGACGCATCAAAGCAAAAGTATCTAGGATTGAATTCTGCCAAGGATTCCACGAGATGGTCCGGAGAGTGAATCCAATTAAGGTTATCATAGTCGGATTAGCGCCAGAAGAACTACAGACAGATGTGCAAATCGTGAATTTCAAGACTCGCAGTCAGAAGATTAGAGACAAGGAGGGAAAGTATGGGATTTAATACAGGAAATACAGTGAGGAAGAAATCAAGGACTAAGAAACAGGAAGAACGAGAGAAAAGGATGAAAAGTGGAACTGCAATAAAGAAGAGAAGAAGCACTGGTAAAGTAGATCAATTAAACAAATTGAAATAGTTTTACATTTTCCACAGTCCCAAAATAGATGCTATAAAAATATTTGTACAAAATTACAAATAAATAAAAATTATAAAACGACCCGTATTTATGGAAAAATGAATTTTTTCGTTCAAAATCCATGCTTCGGGTCTTTTTGAATGTCTGTGAAAATTGGCACTCGTGAGACTTCATAGTAAAGTGATGATGCATCAAGGAATATACCCGCGGCAAAACATGCCGCCATCCGATGCACACGATCATACTAGAAACATTGTAATTAATTGCATAATTGCGTCTAAAATCAATTCAAACGGAATAAACCTATACTTTATCGAGTGACGATATAAAACGGCTTAAAAGTCAAAATACAGCGTTAAAACATTATAAGACAGTAAACCGGGATATAATACAATAACCCGATGCCATTATAAAGCCCGTAAACGTGCCTAGAATCAATTTTACTGTTGCAGTCGATAAAATACACATGTAAGCATATAAACGGCTGTAAAACGCCAAATAAGCGCTTGCAAGGATAATAAGCCGGTGAAAGCTGCATGAACTGGACAGACTGCCAGAAAATCAGCGTGTAAAAATGGTTCATAAACAAGACCGCCTGAAGCGATCCAGAATAGATGCAGCCGGAAACCTGGACAGAATCCAAGCCGGCATTTATCTACATTGACATATATAACCATAATACGCCCTTTATATTTTACCGTCAATCCTTTTGGCTGATTGCGTAAAACAGCCTAGAAACGATTTTATAGCCGTATGCGGTAAAATATACCATGATGCAAATATAAGCCGTTAAAAGGCAAATAAAGGGCATTAGACAAAGCAAAGGAAACCGCTTGCACGTCATGAACGTACCGCCGGACTGGATACCGGGAAGCGGTAAAAAATTAATTATAAATACTATCAAAAGCGGGCTTGTATTCCTGATGTAGTTCGACAAAACTAACAACTTTATTGTATGCCCGGCTGCCGTCCTTTGTTTCGTGATATTCTAAGTTGAAAATATCATGCAACTTTTTTACCAGCTCATAAAAAGCATTAGTTTTTTCTTTCTCCTGGCGATCATAGACAGTTACACACATTGCATAGTTGTTAGATTCTACAACTAAATTTTTGTGTTTGGATAACATGGACTTGCACCAGCTCATTGCATTATAGTCGTTTAAGCCAAAATCAAATCTATACCCCGTCAAACCGTACATGAATTCTATTTCTGTATATTCCATATTGTATTTTTTCGCAAAAGATATAATTGTTTTATTCATTTTTTATTCCTCCAATATTTAGAAAAAACAGGCGGGAAAGCCCCGCCCGGAATTGTTTTATTTAGTTCAAACAAGCGTTTATTTTTTCTTTCAGATGTGGGAACGCTTCACAAATTTCTTGCACGCTGTCGGCGTAATAATCACCAACCATTTTACCGAAAATTCTAATATTACCAGAATAAAAACAGCCTAAATCATTAAACTGAATATCAAGCCCCGTTGCCTGTTCCTTTTTGTCGTTGTACCACATATCAACTTTAATCATTTTTAACCCTCCTGTTTTAACATGCCTTTTTAGCTGTACATACTTCCGCGCTTTCGCATCCGCAGCACGGTGTATTTTTATTGCAAAAGCAACCGTCTAATATGCTCTCAATATTTCTGCCCCATTCATCATAGTTAATATAACTATGATCGTAGTACCATTTATTTTTTTCAAGTTGGTTTTTCTTTTCCGGGAACAGTTCGGAAAGTGAAAACGTTATTCTGTTTACTTTTTCATGATCTGCCATGTTTACACCTCCACCGGGAATATTACTCTAATTTTGTATCAACGTAAATATTGAGCATATATCGAAAACAGTTCAATTCGTCGACTAAAAAACCGCCGTCATTAATATGAAATATTGCGTGTTCTCCATACTCTTCATTGATGTCCTGAACGAAGTTGTAGAACTCCTCAAAACGTTCCAGGCGGTCAAAATCTAAAATATACCATTTATGATCGGCCGGAAGAGTTTTTATAAAGTCTTCCGCGTTGCTTGGATAACTAAAAGCCCCAGCAACGTTGATCTTACTTTTTCGGTCGTCCTGTGTGGAACGGTCAAGCATTGTAAAGACCGCCCAATTAAGATATTTTAAATATTTGTTATTCATATCAACACCCCCATTAGAAAGTTAAGTCTTTCTTTCTCTTTACATCTTCCACAGTGTACGGAAATTTTGCCATCATAGCGTAAGCTTTTCCGTTATCTTCTGGCACTTCATAACCTTTATTGCGCAGCAGATTGGCGGCAGTAGTCAAGAAGTGGTTATCATATCCATAACAGATATCAGAGATAACAACTTCTTTCTCGTTAACTACGGCCTTTACAACGTGGTAAGTATTGCCATAAGATTTCTGAAACCATCTTTTTGCACTGATCTCTAATGTTTCGATTTTTTCATTGCTTTTTGCCTTTGCCCCTGTTATAATGGGGCTACTTTTCGTTTTTTTTTGTTGGGTGCCGGTTGTTTGTCTTGGTAGGATTGCAACCGGCTTTTTTTATTTAGTTGCTAGGAACTAGAGTTTTTCAATTAATCGGAACCGGTCTCTTATGTCCTCATTGGTTTGAGTGGTTCGGGCGGTGCCGGTTGTTTGTTTCTTTTGTTCCCTTCGTTGATATTATAATAGCATAGTTATAACTATATGTCAATGCAAAATATAATTAATTTGCAAATAAGTTATAACTATGCAAAAAATGTAATAAGAATTTAATTTAAAAAAACCAGTATTTACAATGTAAAAATAGACTTGTAAATTAGTTATAAATATGATATAGTTGTAATCAAAAAGGAGGGAAAACCAAATGGAAGACGGAAAGAAAGCAGCGTATAAATATATCAACAATTATCAAAAGGAAAAATATGATCGTATAACAATATTGAGAAAAAGCGGAGAAAAAGAGCGGCTCACAAATATAGCAAAAGAAAAGGGATATAGAACAGTAACAGAATTCATAAATGCCTGTATTGACGAAAAATTAAATAGAATGAAATTATAAGAAAAAGCCCTAGGAAATTATTCCGGGGCTTATATAATGCTTATTTATGGCGGCTTTTAGGACAGGTGCAGAACTGCCGCCGAAGTCCTGACATAATTATTCATAGCACAATATCGTCAAAAAGTCAACGACATTTTTTTACTTGACTTTTTGAAATCATTCTGTTATGTTCGATATAACGAAGCCGACGGAACTCAGGAAGGGGCAGGGCTGACAAAGCGGAATCGTAACTGAACACAGAAATAAACATAGCCAGATCATGCCGGATCAGATGCCGGAAGGTCTGGCTTTTTGTGTGTTCAAAATGCCCTATTATAATATTATATATATTAATATTATGGGTTATGAATATCTATAATTATAGTTATTCCCTGTCCCTTCCTAGATTCCAGAGGCTGAGTTGATTAATAATAATTATTATATATAATTATATACAGTATATGGAGATATAGTATAATAATATACATAGATATAGTATATGGTGTTGTATGAGATTAACTAAAACTTTTAAAAAATAGTTGACAGAATAACAATTTGTATGTTAATACTGTTAATAGACACAAAAACGGAATATATTTTTAACGCATTTTGCACAGGATAACAGGAGCCAGAACAATGGCTCATATGTTTTTCTGTGCTTTTTTATTTGCAATATTTTTATAAATTAACGTTGTAAAGTGAGGTGATACAGTGAAGAATAATAATACAGTTATAACAGATCAGGGGATTGAAGTATACGAGAGTGATATATATAGACTTGTGGACGAATATATAAGCACTGTATTACAGGTATCGCCAGAAGACTATGATACACAGAAAGAATATAGATCTGTTATTGCTGATAGTTTCGTAGATATGATTTTTTATATAGCCGATAGAATACAGAAACCTAGTAATGATAACATAGAACTGTTAGACAGTATATTTAATATATATGTCAGAATATGCACTAGATATGGAGTACTACCGACGTTAGAAGTATTTAGTTTTTTAGTTAATATTAACCGTTCAACGTTTAGTGACTGGATGCGCGGGGACTATAGGGCCGCCTCATCACATGGCACCACGGTTAAAAAATGGTTTGATATCTGCAAAAACTGTACAGTGAACAGATTGAACAATCAGGCCGGCACAAATGCCAACTTGATATTCGTTGCAAAAGCAGCTTACGGAATGGCTGAGACAGCGCCAGTGCAAGTAGGACAGCAACAGGGCATACCACAACAGACAGCGCAGCAGATCGCGGACAAATACAAGGATGTTCTGGAGCTTCCAGAGATGGAAAAGCCGGAGTTATAACAGCGTGGAACGTACACAAGATTGTTGAAATGTGCGCAGATGGCGAACAAACAGACCGAAAAGCGGTAGACATGGCAGTATTTAGTAAATATGCACATATATAACAGTTGAATTTGTGCATGATGTATAGCAAATCAAAGCGATCTATCGAACAAATCTGTGTTTGTCGTATAGATGAAGTATTAAAGGCTTTGATGCTTCCTTGATCACTGCCGAAGGCATCCAAAAAAGCAACGTTAAGACCGGGACAACGGGAACCCATGGGGCAAAGGGTTGCCCGGTCAACGTCACCAGAAACAGACCCGGGAGGGGGTGTATATGGATGCCCCGAACGGCCTAATGAGTGCCCCAACCGCCCCAAAATTTAAAAAACGCTCTTTTAACAACAATCCCTCAACATGGCAGAGATAGTGATTGCAACACGACAAGCCGTAAGCCTTAACGGTTTCTCTGCCAGAAAAATAAGGCAATACCAAGAAAGGCAGATGTGATACGTAGCGTACTTGCTTCTCAGGTTGAAATTGATAATCAGAAATTAAAAGCAATAAACGATTTGTGATAACTGATAACATCCGCAGAAAGGTAGGCATAAGATGGAGAAAATAGTAAACAATGACGGATATCTTCGGTCAGAGTTAATGGATATTGCCAGACAACTACTGAATGTCTGTGGCGGAACTGGAGTTTCCAATATTCAGATAGTCACATCTCCTTGGAAAGAGGGTAAAGGCATTACTCTTTTAGCTAAAGCCGATGACAAACCGATTCTTTCCGTAAAAATGGATACTGCCTATGAAAAAGCATAACCCACAGGGTGAATCAATCCGGATCCGGTTGCCGTACCAGCTAGAACGAAAACTCATAGCTGAGAAGAACCGAACCGGCAAAAGCGTATCGCAGATCACTCGTGAAGCTTTGACAGAATATTTTCGAAAGAGGTAGGCAAATGTCGATGCTTGAAAAATTTTTCAAAAACAAAAAAGGGCCTTCTGAGATACCAGAGCCACAAAAACCTGTTTTTCCTAAAATCATACAGAATGAACCTGTAATCACACATGCTAAAGCAATCCTTTGTGATAGGAAAATGTATGATACAAGCAAGGCGACAAAACTTTTTACAACGAGCGAAGATAAAAGGTGTTTTATCGACGAAAGTGTTTGCCGAGTATATTTTGTGACAGCAAATGGAAGATATTTTTCAGCTAGAGAAACTACAAGGCATGGGAAAGAATGTAAACTGCTAGAAAATATTGAAGTACATACACGGGATATTTATTATTCTGATTTGAGGGTGGAAGCAGAAGTTGTAGTCAAAGCAATGATTGGAAAACGTGATATAGAGCTGTACAAACAGTTATTCGGGGAGGTAGAGGAAGCATGAGACCTTATTACATTTTTGGTATTGACGGAAAGACAGTGATGTCGTATGAAAAACCATCTTTTGCAGTAGCTAAAGGCGGTTATGTCTTCGTGAACAAAGACGAAGACGTAGAGTTTATTCTTCCTAAAACACTAAAAGAAGAGCCAAAGCAAGTTCTTCCAGACGAACCAATTGACGCAGCATCCATGCTGATCAATGCAACGATAACTGTTGAACCTAGTAAATTCGGTACATTGTCACCATTGCATGATAAAGAACCGCAAATTTTTGCAAAATACGATACAAATCAGCTTCGCGAGATTGCAGAACATCTTCTGGCGTATTGCAATGCACAAGAAAGGGGATGTGTAGATGCCTGTTGTAAGGATTGTGAACCCTGAACCGTATAATTGGGCTGGAACCAAATGCCTTATTGATGGTAAAACGATTCCAAGAGTAAAATCTGTTGATTTTCATGTTGCAGTTGATGAAGTTCCAACATTTAGTCTTGAATTGATGGCAGAACCAGATATTCAAATGGAAGCCCTGGCACAAATCAGTTTCACTTCTCAATCAATTACTGATGCAATTTCAGTTTTAAGGCACGAACTGTTACAACACGGGGAAATTTACCACGGCTTCAAAGCAAGCCTAAAATCGGCCTTAGAGCGTTACAATTACTGTGGATTACCATTTGAGCCAGAAGACGATGTTGCGAGAAAAATTCTCGATTTCATGATAGGAGAAGAAAAATGAGATTACCATTAACCATTATCGCAGTAGCAATTAATATTCTGATATTTACTACATTAGCTGCATTTTTAATGAGCCGGAATTACAAAAGCAATCAATTTTCCACAGCATTTTTCTTGCTGATGGAAGCAGGAATGATACTTAATACAGTTTTGATTTGCACAGCGAGGTAACTATATGCTTTTAGCATTTCCAATGCAGATTATCCTGTTTGTTATCGAAGAACGGGTTAATCATATAAGCAATGCGAAAGGATACGCTTGCCCGGTAGTGGAGCGGTATGCAAGCAAACGATCGAGACATCCGATTTAGCAAATATGACTCTACAAAAAAGAGAACAACTTAGTTATTTAAATTGCTGAATTCTCCACATAAGTTGTGTTGCAATTGTAGAGCACATAATAAAAATATTATCACACACTCAATTCTTTCTCCTACTTTTGTGATGGTGCGGAGTGGGAGAAAGATTCTAGGGCTATCGCCAAGTGGTAAGGCACAGCACTTTGACTGCTGTATTCGCGGGTTCGAATCCCACTAGCCCAGCTTGCTAGGTTGCGCATGTACCTGGCAATGGTTTATTTTACATAGACCCTCCGACGAAAACCCATCTAGCTCAACGGAGCTGATTAAAGGGGCTTCAAATGTCCCGGATGGGAATCCTCGTAAAAACGAGGTACTCTATTTTGCCATGACCTTTGTTGCGGCTGGTGGCAAAGAACCGCAACAGTAGAAGCAAATCAACTCAAAATCTGCAATCCGGGATACTGCTTCTACTCAGGAAATTTAGTTCAGCGGTTAGAACGTCCGGCTCATAACCGGGAAGTCCTGAGTTCGAATCTCAGAATTTCCATTTCTTCCGTATGCTACCCATCCGTTTTATGGGCAGAAAAAACTTTCGGATGAGCGTATGTGAATCAGAATGAGCAAAGGTATGTAACGGCATAGGCTTGTGCTTGATCTGATTTCCCGTCCGATAAATGTTTCTTAGTTTCAATAAGCCATCACAAGCGCGCATTGATGACAAGGGAGTTTTCAAGAAACATAAAGTCAAAAGGCATAATAATATCCGAAACAACTTCGTGGGGCTGGCACGGCATAAAACAGCCTAGTGGAAAGCATAACACGATAAACATATTGCTAACCCGGGGTGCCCGGGTTTTGGGAGAATATTCCGTAGAGGTAGCGGTGCAGACTGTAAATCTGTTGCTTTCGGGCTCGGGTGGTTCGACTCCATCTTCTCCCATTATCTCATCTGAATATGAGATATGAGGATGCTGTCCGAGATGTAAGAAACAGTCGGCTTGTGGGCTGCCAGTACAAATATGCTGAAAGCTCACGTATATCGCAGGATAGAGAAACGGAATCTCACAAGACTCATATTCTTGAGAACGGCGGTTCGAATCCGCCTCCTGCAACTTAATCCGTCTATCGTTCAGCGGATTAAAGCAAATTCTCAATACACCTTCTTTCTATGAATGTGGAACTCAACCCAATTGCTCTTTCATTAGAGTGATTGACCGTTAAAGGCGGTGCATGGTGCATTGCTGTAATGGTATCAGAGTAGGTTGCTAACCTATCCAACAGAAATGTTGTACACGTTCGAATCGTGTATGCACCGCTTCATCTACCATGAGTAGATAGGAAATCCGACTTTAGCATAGCTATTGTTGGTTTTCGGAATGTATCTCAGTTGGGAGAGCGGAGGACGCATAGTCCTTGACGTCGCAAGTTCGAATCTTGCCTTTCCGATTCCTACGAATTGCCATCGTAGGAATAAATTACTCCTAAAGTATGGTTTGGTTTCCAGTACTCCACGTTGGGTGGCTAGTTACGGTTCAAGTCCGTGTACTGGAATTTTTGTTTAGAGAGGTGGATTATGGAAGAAAAAGATTATTGTTGTACATGTAAATGGTACGCGACATACGAAGGCGTTTGCTGTAATGGTGACAGTGAAAATTGCGCAGATTTTAGATGTCTTGATGATAGCTGTGAATGTTGGGAGGGAGTAAAGAATGAAAATTCATGAAGTGATACGTCTGAGAAATGTATACGGTGGAGAAACAACTCTTAATGACCTTGTAAATCTAATACAAGGAAATAAAATTCATAGATGCCCGAAGTGCGGTGGAAGTGGAACTACTATCAAAAGAGTAAATCGTGCACAATACTGGGAGTGTTGCGATGATTACAAAGAAATAAAAGTCACTTGCGACTTATGTAACGGTGAGGGATACACCGAGAAAATATACAAGCCTAGAATGGTACAGGATGGATGGAAATGCGAATAGCAGGTAAAGAAATCAACGATGAATGTTCCAAGTGCGGGAATATCCTTGAATGCGAACTGTTCCGTCAAGGACATGGAATAAAACAGGAACGTGAGAATGTAGCAAAGATGATTGAGTGCCAGATGAAACATAGGGAGGAAAGAGAAAAGAATGATTAAAATTTTAGTTCCTGGAACATTAAAAAGAATAAATTGCGGAAAATGCGGAGCAGTGTTGCAGTACGATGAAAAAGAAGATATTAAAGAAGAATGCATAGAAAAAATGTTTTCTACAAATATGCCATCTGGACGTGGACGTAAGCAGAAATATATCATATGCCCACAGTGCAAGAATAAAATAGTTACGTGGTCTACAAGATAGGAGAAGATGCCATGATTAAGAAACTCTGCAATCTCTATATAAGACACAAGACAAAAAATCTCACGAGGATTCCATTGTTCACAATGACTTTTGACTGGAAGAAGTTTCAGAAAGACGGAAAAGAAAACAGTTGCATGTTATATACCTTGCATCCAGACATCGCAAAAGACCAATTTCTAAAAGAAAAACTCAGTGAATGTGTAGATTATATCCGGGATAACTATGATATGGAAACGTTTACTAAAATCTAAGGGAGGTAGTTATGAGAATTGAAGACATGGCAACATGGACAGTAGATCAGTTGAAAGAAGAACTTGTTCGGTTGGCTGATGAGAGAGAATCAAAGCAACATGAAATTCTTGACAAAAACGAGAAAATCAATGAGCTTCAGACGGAACTGGATAAAATGTGTGATTATAGCAATGATTTAAAAAGGCAGCTGAATAAAAATGCAGATATGCCATTTTACGACGAATCCGCAGAAATCGCAAAATACCGCAGACAGCATCAGGACGATTGCATTACGATCAATCAATTAGGAACTGCACTTGATGTAATTATTGACCGATATGCAAATCTTAGAAAGACTCATGGGGTGAGTTGATATGGGCGAAAAAGACGAAAAACAGTACTTTCTTAAAAAGCCAGATGGTGAGTACTGTCCGATTACCGAAATAGCAAACGTTCCAGAACACATACCACCTGATTATAATGACGATTTACCGAATTTCAGTGAATACGAATCATTCACTATAAATTTTAAAATGAATTCAAATACTAAGAAAAGATTATTCTGGACAATATTTGCACCGGATAAAATAAATCGAAATAATTTTAGAAAAAATCATGGAATTCCGATGATACGCAGAGTTGCAGGACGAAAAGGAGTAAGAAAATATAGATGAGCATCAAATCAGCATTTGAATCTGAGGGGATAGATTTCTCTCAGGCAATGAACCCACCGGAGCCGTGGGACGGACGGGCATTAATAAAGAACATCAATGGCAAACTGTGGTATTGTTGTCCTTTTTGCGAGAAGAAAGCACTTCTGATTAGCCCAGAGACAAAAATCCAGCATCTTAAATTGAAGTGCAAGGGTAGTAACTGCAAGAAAGAGTTTGAGGTGAATGTATGAAAAAATATGGTGTAGTGAACTATCCAATTAAGATTATTGATGAAAAAATCATTAATGCACTAGCTGACATTGAAGTACATCATGAAGAAGGCAGACGGATTATTTGGGTAGAATGCGTCATGAATTACACTGATCTTCCGGAGAAATGCATTCTTGAAATTGGATGTCTTAAAAGAAAATTCAAACTCATGCATATCGACTCAGCTACAACAGAATCTGGAATCTATAAACTTAAATTTATGTTTGAGCGAGTAGAAGATGTAAATGAAAAAGACGAGTGGTGGGATTCGCTTAGAAGTATTGTGAGGTGAACACATGAAAAAGGAGGGTATCAGATGCCAATAATCAAGTTAATAGACAGGACTACAGATATTTCGAGACTAAAAATGCGCCAAATGAATTGGGATACTGTAATTAACGAAAAATCGTATTTTGTTGTTTCAATAGAAGATTATATACATACGATCGGTGGGAAATACGGAAATAACAATTTATGGGCTTATCCAAGAAGCGAAAAACCGAGTTGTGAGAATCTGGTTCAATTCGATGGAGAGCCTGTATGTTGGGGTATAAATTATGCACCTTATAATCATGCAAGATACAGACACGGTGAACTTGAAACAAGAACAATTGGAAACGTGTTTATAACCAGAAACGGTGAAAAATTCTGCGATGTAAGAGGCGGTATTGAACGTGCGAGGTGCATGATTAATGATTTTTTAGAACACCCAATGAATTTGAATGAAATTGATTTTGATAAAAATGTTATCGGAAGAAAAGTTTGGTGGCGTAGCGAACCAGCCGTTGTAACAAGCTATATTTCTGGACAGGCGTGTGTCATATTGGAACCAGATGGAATACCACAATTTACAACACCGGCAGAATTTGCAGGTGAGGAGTGTGAATGTTATGTTGATGATGATGTAAAAGCAGATATTCTTGATAAACATATTTGGTGGTTTAGAAAATAATGTAAATTTATTCGAGGTGAATGTATGAGTACTTGTTATGATTGTGCGTGTTCAAAAATTGAAACAGACGGCAGTCACAGATTCCTTATTTGTGGAATTTGTGCAAAGCATTTTTACGTTCCGTTCTCACTCCCAGCGCCAGATATATGCAATAAATTTCAAAAACGAAGCGGATTCTCTGCATTAGAAGTATTTACTCCTGAGGAAAAAGAGAAATACTTCGCAATATATCGGAAATTGCCTTCTTACAATCCAGATGTAAGTCCAGAAGAATTTTTTGAAGGTATGGACAGTGGATTTTTCGGGATATATCCGAAAAACACTCCGGACATTGTTAAAGCTATTGATTCTATAAAAGTGCCTGATGAAGATGTTATTAAAACAGTTGTCAGCGATGCGGAAGAACTTCAAAAGACTAAACCTGTGGAAGTGGACGAACTTTCGGAAAAAACCAAGTTTAGAATTTATAAATTAATTGTAAATGAAATTGGAAAGCATTTTTACAATTGCGAGATGCGTATGTCATATAAAGACTTTATACTTGTTGAGGATTGCATCAGAAAAGTTTTGCAAGGAGAACAAGATGAACACAAAACGGATTAAATGCTTTTTAACAGGTGGATGCAAGTTCAAAAGTTCGGATACAGAATCGAAATGTAATGACAAAGAAAAAACTTGCACTATTACGGAAACTTGCTACAAATGCGGGAAGAAGTACACTGCCGTATTCACTTACAAACAGTTAGGAATTCCAGTGAGGTGAATGTATGAAAGTATATCTGGTTTACGGAGATGCCTATTTTGAGCAATATGGTTCAGAATTTCATTTATTTGGAGTATTTACTTCAAAGGAAATGGCAGAGAAAGTCAAAAAACAGGAAGAAGATAAATTCTTCCAGCAAGAAATGAAGAAAAAATCGTGTTACCGCAACATTGACAGCAGGGAAGAAGTTGAATTCGAAATAAAAGAAATGCAACTTAATAAAATTTGCGACTTATTTGTAGGAGGATATGTTGAATGAAAAATGCATGGAAAGTATTATTAATTTCACTTGTAGGAGCTATAGCAATTGTAATATTCGGAATCTTTGGAGTACAAAGTTTCCAGAATCATGCAATATCATTGGAAGAACAGGTAGAATCAGCATCATCAGACATTAAGATACAGGAGAAACGTAGAGTTGATCTGGTGTACAACCTTGCGGATTGTGTGAAACAATATGATAAGCATGAGAGTGAAACATTAAAAGCTATTGTTTCTGGAAGAACTTCTGGTTCAAACGATATTGAGAATGTTACTACTGCAATTTCAGCTGTGAGTGAAGCATACCCAGAATTAAAATCTTCTGAGAACTACAAGCAGCTCATGACAGAACTTTCTATGACAGAGAATCTTATTGCAGAATACAGAGAGAACTACAACAAGTCAGTCAAATCATATCGCAAATATGTAAAAGCATTTCCTCAGAGATCATTCTTGAATACGCTTGGATATGACAAAAAAGAATTTGAATTACTCGATTTTGATGCACCAGAATCAGCACCACAGAATTTATTTGAGGAATAGCTATGAAGACGAAAAGAGGTTGGAATTTTGGAGAATTTGAGATAACAAGAAGAGAAATTATCGCTAGTATTTCAATTATTGCAATAATGCTTCTTATTGGTACTTTAATTTCTTCCAAAATATCCGATTGGCAGATAAACCAAAACGATAAATACAATAAAGCAGTAAAGATTGAGTCCACGGATTTATTTCAGTATGGAATGGAAACCAATATTGGAAATGCTTTTGTATATGGCAAATTAAAGGCTGTAGATACAGTTACTTACCCCGAAATCGGTGGCAAATACATTTATGTTAAGAAAGTAAAAGAAAAATACACCATGCATACCAGAAGAGTTTCACATGGTTCTGGAAATCATAAATATTACACCACAGAAACGTATTGGACATGGGATTATGTAGGAAAAGAAAGCAAGAAAGCTAAAAAGATAAATTTTTGCGGAATTGATTTCAAAAGTAATAAAATTGTTCTTCCAGATGATGAGTACGTTGATACGGTAAAAGAGTCAAGCCGTATCAGGTATAAATACTATGGAGTCGGAACAGAGTACAAGGGAACAATCTTTACGTCGTTAAAAGACAAAACAATCAGCGATAAATCAGTGTTTTACAATAATAGAAATATCAATGAAACAGTTGAACATTTAGAATCCGATATGCCGTTAATATTGTTTAGAATCGGTTGGATTTTACTAACTGGATTAGTAGTATTTGGATTTTATTACTTAGACAATAATTGGCTTGAATAATAAAGGTGATTGAATGAACAAAATCATAAGAATATGTTGGATAATTATAAACACATTCGTATTTATGTTAGCAATTGATTATCTGATACTTACAATATCATTGATGATTGAAGGTAATTATGGATTGTTCTCCACAGTATCAATGGTTGCAATAACAACATTTGCAGGAATAAAAGCAATTGAGAATATCATCAACGAAATAGAATAATAAATCAGTCAGAGAGCCACATGAGAGCCAGACTAAAACCTAAAACAAGAGGGGAGGTCTGGCTCTATTTTTATGCAAAAATTCACAGAAGGCTCATTTGAATGGTATCGGGCAATTCTAAATCAAATAATTAATGGTGATATGACAGTCTATCAAAATCAGAAGGACTGCCTTGATTTACTTTTGAATATGAATATTGACCTTCCTTTCAAGGATAATCCAGATGCACAGAACATGGCAATGAAAGTCAGTCGGTACGCTCACAATGAAGTTGCGAAACAGGCAGCGGTTACAGGAAGTGGTTCATTTGACGATTTGTACTGGCAGTATTTATTGATGGAAGCACAGAACTATCAGGTTGACAGTGGGCTTCTTTACCTTGAAAAGAACCGAATCCCGAAAGAACGATTCTACGAACCACGAAGAAATGTGTTCTTACAGCATAACATCATAGGTTCACTGCAAGACCTGATGGATGACAAATTAGATATATTTGCATTAAGCGTACCTCCGGGTTGTGGCAAGAGTACTCTGGAAGATTTCTTTTTATCATTGGTAGGTGGATGGTTCCCGAATGACTTTAACCTGTCTTCGGCACACAGTAGCATTCTGACACGTTCCCTTTATGATGGTGTTCTGGAAATTATCAATGATCCCGTGGAATACACATGGCATGAGATATTCCCTAACGTAGAAATCCAAGGGACAAATGCAAAGGAAACTACAGTCAATCTCGAAAGAAACGGACGATTCAAGACATGGACATTCAGATCTATTGACGGTTCTTTGACAGGTGCTACCCGTTGCAATCGGTTTTTGACTGCCGATGACCTTGTGTCTGGTATTGAGGAAGCGTTAAACAAAAACCGACTTGATACCTTATGGACAAAAGTGGTAAATGACTTGCGTTCCCGTAGACTTGAGGGATGCAAAGAGTTTTATATTGCCACCAGATGGTCAGTGCATGACCCTATCGGAAAACTGCAACAATTATATGCTGGAAATCCACGGGCAAGGTTTATTGCAGTGCCAGCTCTTGATGAGAACGGCAAAAGTAATTTCCTATTTACGGTAAATGGATTCTCAGAGAAATATTTCAATGATGCTAAAGAATCCATGGATGAAATTTCTTACAACTGTCTTTACCAGCAGCAGCCGGTAGAACGTGAGGGATTATTATTACCACCGGACAAATTAAAACGATTCTTTTTCAGTAAAGAAGACGTGCCGGATGGATGCACGGATGAATACATCATCATTCCAGATAAAGATGCGGATGCAATATGGGCGGTATGCGATACAAAAGATAAAGGAACCGACTTCGAATCATTACCGATTGCATACCAATACGGAGATAAATTCTTCTTTCCCGATGTGGTGTTTGATGACACTACAGACTATGACATTTTGGATAGAAAGACAGCAGATATTTTGGTAAGACATAACCCACATAAGATTCGTTTCGAATCAAATAATGTCGGAAACCGTGTGGCACACAATATCCAGAAAATGATTACCGGAAAGTGCCGAGCTGAAATTGAGACAAAACCAACGTCAGCAAATAAAGAAACAAAGATTCTTGTAAATTCGGACTATATAGCAAAACATTTTTATTTTCTGCATCCAAGTCAGTACAAAGTAAAGTCTGATTACGGGTTATTTATGGCTAATGTAACTACGTACACCACTAGGGCAAAAGTACCACATGATGACGGAATTGATTCTTTGGCAATGATGGCTGAGTACGTACAAAATCCATTAGGTGGTAAAGCGACAGCAATGCAGAATCCATTCTGGGGAAGGAGATAGCATGGATATAAAGGAGTATCTGAATCAAATTCAACGATACGAAAAAATTATAAATAACAAACTGGAAGAAATCGAACACTTGAAATTGCTTGCTACTAGCATTAGTGCTTCGACGTATGGTATTGAACGCGTTCAGACGTCTGGAAGCCAAGATAAAATAGGCGATACAATTGCAAAATTGGTGGATGCGCAGCGAGAACTAGCTGACAATGTGGTAGAGCTTATGGAGAAAAAACAGAAACTTATAGATGTTATAGAGTCTGTAAAAAATCCCCAGTATTATGATTTTTTGTATAAACGATACGTAGAGGGAAAAAAGCTAACTGTCATTGCAGATGAAATGGAATACAATGAAGAATATATTAAACAATTCCACGGGAAAGCAGTAAATTATGTAAAAGAAATGCTTAATTTCAAAAGTTAGCACCTTTTCTTACTGAATATAACTTTCCGATTATGTATAATATATGATGAAAATGTATGAAGCATCGGGTGAAAACTCGGTGCTTTTTTCATGTCTAAAAATAGGAGGTATAGGCAGTGGGAAGAAACAAAAGCAATTTTGTTGACCTATGCCAAGGCGATTTTGGCAGAAAAACTGCCTACACTGGCGTAGCTCAAATTACTACCGAAAATGTTGTTCAAGTTCTATCTGATACGATTGGCACACATAATCGAAACAGAATGATGATTAATTATCTTTATCGGTACTACAAAGGTGACCAACCAATCTTATATCGAGAAAAGCTTGTGAGACCGGAAGTAAATAACAGAGTTGTCGAAAATCACGCTCTGGAAGTTGTCAAGTTTAAGGCAGGACAAATATATGGAGAACCTATTCAATATGTCTGCAAAAAGAAAAAAGCAGATAAAAAGATAAATGAACAGGTCGATCTGCTGAATGATTATCTGGACGAAGCAAATGCGGATGCCCGAAATATTCAGCTTGGAATATACCAGAGTGCCGTAGGAACTGCATATAAGGCAATTCTACGAGAAGACGATTGGACAAAAGACAGTGATTTACCACCATTCAGAATTTTTATTCCGTATCCGGGAGATGTTTATATTGTTTATTCCAGAAACACAGGAAAAGCAATGCTATCTGTTCAAATATTGAAAGATGAAGAAAATCAGCAATATTACCTTTGCTATTCTTCAAATCAATATTTCAAGGTAAAGAACGGACAAGTAACTGTCAGCGGTATTAATGGCTTTGGCGGAATCCCGATTGTCGAATATCCGAACAACCACGATCGCTTATCTGATGTCGAAATTGCAATTACAGCATTTGATGCGATCAATAAATATCAGTCGGACAGATTAAACGGTGTTGAACAGTTCGTTCAAGCATTTATGAAATTCAAAAACTGTGAAATTGACGAGAATGAATTTTTGAAAATGGTCAAGCTTGGAGCGATATCTGTAAAAGATGCTGGAAACGGTGTTCAGTCAGATGTTGACTTGATGACTGCGGAATTAAACCAGTCGGAAAGTCAAGTTGCTAAAGACGACATTTACAATAATATGCTGATTGTGGAAGCAATGCCAAACCGCCAAAGCAACACCGGCGGTGATACTGGTAATGCTGTATATCTGCGTAATGGATGGGATTTTGCAGAGCGAGATGCAAAACTTGTTGAAGCATTCACAAAAGAAGCGGAAAAAGCATCTGTCAGAATTATCCTCAGCATCATTCGCAAAACCTCCAATGATGTCAAGATTTCTACCAGAGATTTTGATGTCAAAATAACCAGAAACCCGACAGATAATATGCTTGTTAAAGCACAGGCACTTGATTATCTGTTCAAAAATAAAATTCACCCACTTATTGCATTGATCACTTGTGGATTATTCAGTGATCCGCAAAAGGTATATGAAATGAGCTTACCATATCTTGGAACTGTTTATCCTGAACTGGCAAACCCAGACGAAGAATTGAAGAAAGCACAAGAATTGATTAAAGATTTTAGTCAGAAATCAATTCAAAATCAATCAGCAACAATTTCTTCCACTGATGAAGAATAAACGTTTTTACATCAATTATTTAAGGAATCTTGGGAAACTGAGATTCCTTTTTTAATACTCAAAAATATTGCAACAGCCCGTGAGCGCAAATCGGGTGCAGATCATGTGCGGAGCGAACCGTGTGAACAAAGCGTGTTGGTCTGGAAGAAAGGAGATTTCATGACAAGAGAACAGGCAAAACAAGTACTTATCGGTATGGGAATTGAGGAACCATCTGATGAACAGGTGTCTAAATACCTTGATTCCGTTACAGGAGAAGTAAAAAAGGAAAAAGACAAAAACACTTCCATTAAAGAAAAGGCTGATAAGGCAGAAGCACTGCAAAAAGAACTGGATGAGCTGAAACAGCAGAATATGACTGATGCAGAAAAAGCAGAGCTTGAACGCCAGAAAGAAAAAGCTGCGAACGAAAAAAGAATTTCTGACCTTGAAACCGCACTGGCAAATTCTCAGAAAGAAGCTCTGACAGGAAAAATCACTTCCATTTTTGCAAGCGCAGGAATGAAAGGCGATGCCTATACAGGAGCAATCAAAGCATTTTCGGTTTTACCAGCAGCGGATGCACTGAACGAAGCTCAATCTTTTGTTGACGGAATTTCCACTGAAAATAAAACAGCTCTTGAGACAGCTAAAGCAGCTTGGGAAAAGGAAGTACTTAAAAATACTCCAAATCCGGGCGGAGGAACCAAAGGTGGCAAAAAGGAAGAAAAGAGTAAAGCAGAAGAATATTTCGAAAAATACTTACCTTCCAAAGAAACAGAAAGCAAAACAATCGGCACAAATGCCCCGGTTGATTATTTATAAGAAAAGGAGATTAAATTATGGCTTTTATGAAAACCGAGCAGTATAAGTCCACACCTAATATCCTTGAATCTGAGGTGGGATTAGTACTCAAAACTTACACAGCAGAACAGACAAATGCTGAAACAGTTGGAACTAAGAAAATTATCAAAGCAGGTTCCGTGTATCCGACAAATGCAACAGGCGCAATCGGCATTGTGTTTGAAGATGTTGATATGACAGATGATGCTAAGAGACCGATTTCTGTGATTGTTGCAGGTCGTGTTCTTGAAAAAAGACTCCCGGTAACAGTTGATACAACTGCAAAAACTGAGCTTGAGAAATCAGGAATCGTTTTTGTAACTACAGAAGACCCAGTATTTTAAGGAGGTATGACAGATGCCATATAATGTTTTAGATACTATCACAGAAGAAGAGAGACTTAAGTTTTCCCAAAATTTTCCAGTGCCGAGCGCAGGTATTCTGGATGTAATCTTTCCAAATGTAAAAACCAAGTTCTGGAAAGCAGAATATTACAGATTGATGAGCGGGCAGAACCTTCCCAAAGTAGCTTATGTTCATGCCCTTGATACAGAAGCACATATCGGTTCCAGACCTGGATTCGAAAAAGTAATGACTGAGAAATTCCTGATTAAAGAGAAAATCAATCAGTCTGAAAAATTACAGGAAGCTATCGAAAATGGTGTTCCAGACGATGAATCTCTTACAAAATATGTTTTTGATGATGCAACAAGACTTTTCAAGAGCGTATTTGAGAGAACAAAAGTTATGAAAGGCCAAATTCTTTCCACCGGCAAACTCAATATTAATGAGAACAGGGTGAAAATGGAAGTTGATTTTGGCGTTCCCGCTGATGCAAAAGTAGATCTTTCTGACTGGTCTAAGCCTGTTGCTGATATCATGGGAGATATTCAGAAGATGGTAGCAGTTGCAGAAGATAATGGATATGTAGTTAACAGAGCCGTTACTTCTAAGAAAATGATTGGATACATGAGAAATAACGAAGCAATGCAGACAGCAGTTCTAGGCGCGGCTAATAAGCGTCTTCTGACCAAACAGGAACTTGCAAATCTGCTCATGCAGGAATTTGATATTGAAGTTGCTACATGCGAAGGAAAATTCAATTACGATAAAGCAGATGGAACTCTTGGTGTTTCCAGATACTTCAAAGAAAACGTATTCACTCTTTATGCAGCAGAAGCAGATGGATCCTTCGGCGCAGGTCTGTGGGGACCAACACCGGACGAAAATGCTTACAAAGCATTTATCGAACAGGAAAATCGTTCCTTTGTTACTTTATCCATGTGGGCTACACCAGACCCAGTTGCTACATGGACTAAAGCATCTGGTTTATTTATTCCAGTAGCTTCAAAATCCAATGGTGGTCTTATCATTGGTACAAAGGGGGAATAAACGGGCATAGTCTTGATGAGAACAGCCAGTCACCATCTGTAGCGAGTGCAGATAATGTATCAACACACAAGTATACAGAAAGTGAGCTGTCTAATATGACTGTACCACAGTTAAGACAGCTCGCAAGTGATAATGGCTATGCCCTGACAGCAACTAATAAGGCTGGTATCATTTCTGAAATATTATCTCAGCAGTAACACAGAAAGAGGCGGTGAATTAAATGAATGAAGAACTTATGGAAGAATTATCACTTTATTTAGCAGATAATCCAGAATCTGAGTCCATACTCACTCTTTCTGTAAACCGGGCAATTCGTTCATTTAAAAATAAGCGAAATTACCCCTCTAGTTACACTGATGATAAAATCAAAAACGACATGAAAAAATGCTATGATTGTATTTTTGACTTGGCGCTTTACTTTCTGGTTAAACAGGGGGCAGAGTTCCAAGGATCACATTCTGAATCTTCTGTAAATAGAAGTTGGGAATCTGAAACCGAAATTTATATTAATCATGGTGTTTTTCCTTTTGCTGGAAGTTTCAATTAAAAAAGATGGGATGGAACGCAATGTGTTTTTCCTCCCGGTACATTGCAGGGTTGCTCATTAAAGCAGGGAAAGAGCAAAAATCTTATAGGGAGTGAAAGAAAGGAAAAGCGATGGGATGTGAACATGAGTGCTTTAACAATCACCGCTTCGAAGAAATTGAAAAAAGTATTCATGATATGCAGGAAAAGCAGTCTGAAAGGCACAAGGAATTTTATTCAAGAATTAATAAGCTCGAACAGAAGACCGCCCTGTATAGCAATGACTTAGATCATATCAAAGAAACAGTCGATGAAATGAACAACAATTTAAAAATCCTCATGGCAGTCCCTGGCAAACGTTATGACACCATTATTGTATGCATTATAACGGCAGTCGTGGGAGCAGTTGTAGGATTTATGTTGAGCGGTGTATTTCCTATGTAACAAATTGATTCCACTTGTAAGGGAGGACGGTGGAGTTATATGAATTATGCAGATTTTTCAGAAGATGAAAGAAAATTTTACTTGCAAGAAGCAGGTTTTGATTCACGCGAAGAAAAATTATTTCGATTACGGGCTTATGACGAAAAAACATTATGGGAAGCATCTGAATTAATGGGGTACAGTCCCAGAACCATAGACCGAATCAATAGAAAAATAAAAAAGAAAATCACCAAAGTTGCCCCGATGTATATTCGGGGCTTTTCTTTGTATAATGGCGGAAATGTGGCGAAATAGTGACGTTCAAATACAGCGTTCCTTCCTATATAATATAATCATAGGAGAAAACGTAATGATTATATTAAGAAACCCTTACGAGGGTATATGGGAAAAGCATCGTTCTATAGATGATATGGATATGATTCTTGAATCCCGGACAGGAGGAACAGATTATGGCAGGTTATCCGTATTATCCGCAACAGCCAATGATGAGCAACCCTTACGGACAAATACAGCCGTATCAAGACAGGTTGGCACAATTACAGAATAACTATCAACAGGCAATGCCATATGGACAAATGCAGATGCAGCAGCCTGTACAACAAATGCAGCAAATGCCAATGCTTCAAGGACAGATGGTTGATGGGATTGATACTGTAAAAGCAAAGGACGTTGATATGTCTGGCAACCCTGTTTACTATCCAAAGACAGATGGAACAGAAATATATAAAAAGCAATTGCAGGCAGACGGAAAAAGCAGAATCTTTGTTTACCGGCTTATAAATCCAGAAGAACAATATCCAAAGCAGGAAGAAAAACAGATTGACATTGAAGCAATGTTTAATCAGCTTCGGAATGATGTTTGCTCTGAGATTTCTGAAATAAAAAACATGTTCCCGACACAAATGTCGGAGACATCGGTATCTAAGCAGAACGGAGGTAAGCAAAGATGAGTTTCAATCCTAATGCCATGATGAAAAAGCAATTTGAGAAAATGATCTCTCAGAGGTTCGGAAGTGTGGATAACATGATGAACGATATGAGTAAATTTGCAGGAAACAATCCGACATTGAAGAATGCGTTGGATTTATACAAAAAAGGTGATACAGATCAATTACATCAAATACAGCAAAATGTATTTAATGAAAAGCACTTATCACCAGACGGAATTATCCAGAAATTCCTTGGATTATAACATTTCCACATAATTGGGTGATTAAAAATCGCTACAATTTGGGACGACAGCCGCGGATGTCTCCTATTGTAAATAATATTTAAGGAGACTAAAAACATGATGAATGGTTCAAATTACAGCCTTAGTGACATTGCAGCTGCTACAGGCTCTAATAACCGTGCCAATGACATGTGGGGCGGTGATGGATTTTCACTTATCTGGCTTGTCTTGATCTTTGCTATCTTCGGATGGGGAGGTTTTGGCGGCTGGGGCGGCGGCTTCGGTGGCAATGGTGCAAATGGTGCTGGATTCCAAGGATGGGCCACACGTGCAGATATCAATGAGAGTTTTGCTCTTAACGATATTCAGAATGGTATCAGAGGTATTCAGCAGGGCATCTGTGACAGCACATATGCTCTCAACAATACCATGCAGAGTGGTTTCAATGGTGTGAATGTTGGAATGCTTCAGGGCTTCAATGGTGTTCAACAGGCAATTAACGCTGATACAGTAGCTAATATGCAGAACACAAACGCATTGCAGTCTCAGTTAGCTCAGTGTTGCTGCGACAACAGGGAAGCTATCCAGGGTATCAACTACAACCTGGCAACCAACACTTGTGCTCTTCAAAACACAATGAACAACAATACCAGAGATATTCTGGACAATCAGAACAGCAATACAAGAGCAATCCTTGATTTCTTGACGAATGATAAGATTGCAACATTGCAGGCAGAGAACTCTGATCTGAAGCGTGCTGCATCTCAGGATCGCCAGTCCGCGCTGATTGTAACTGAAATGAATGCACAGACGCAGCGATTAATCAATTCAATCAATCCATCCCCGATTCCTGCATTTCAGGTACCGGCTCCGTATGCATACGCAGGATGCAACGGATATGGAAACGGTTGCTGCTAAGTAACTCGCCCTTAGAGGTTGACTAATTCTAAGAGGTGGGTTGCGGCTCACCTCTTATTTGATTGAGAGGTAGAAATATGAGTTGTAAAAATGTTTGTAAGCTCTGCAACCATCTTGTGATAAGCCAGTCTGTCGCATTCACTGGTGGGAATCTTGTGGTTACACTCCCGGCAGGCAGTTATTCCAATGGAGAAAAGTATTGCATTGTTATCGCACAAAGCATACCAGAAGCCACTACGATTACTGCCCCGGTAATGATTCAAATAGGAACAGGAACAACTTTGTATCCGCTAGAGAATCGTTGCTGCGCACAGGTTACAGCTTGTGGCGTAAGAACCAGAACGAAGTACGCAACCAGAGTAGCTACAAGTGCAACTGGTGGAGTATTCAAGATGCTAGGAAACCCGGCTTGTAGTCCGAGTAATAATTTAACTGCAATTAATGGTACAGCCCCAACAACAGACACACCTGTTACACAGGCTGTTAGAAAGGGGGCACTGTAATGCATAAAGTTGCAATGGAAATGGGAAAATGGGCTATGGAAAAAGCCAAAACACATGGCTTTGATAATCTCAGTGCTCAAGACTGGGACGATCTGAAAGACTGCATGGAATCCGTAAAGTGTGCGATTTGTGCAGATAAAGATTACAGAATCGTAGAAGCTATGGACGAATGCGAACAGGAAGAGAAGTATCTTGGACGCATGGGATATGACAGGTATCGTTATGCAAACGGCAGATTTGCCCCGAAAGGCAAAGGAAGTCGTATGGGATATAAACCATATCTGTACATGGAAGATGATGACTGGATGGACGAGTATCTGAACAATCCAGAGTTTGAGCGTAATATGTACCGCATGGGTTATCATCCAGACCGTAGTGATATGAGGATGGATGGAATGAACCATAAGCAGTCCAGATACGGTGAAACCTACGACAGATACAGTGAAAATCGCAGACATTATCGAGATTCCAAAGATGCTGAATCAAAGAGAAAAATGGATGATTCCATGAAAGAGTATACAGAAGATATTATTCGTAATATGAAAGAAATGTGGGACGATGCAGACGCATCAATCAGACAGCAGATGAAAACTGATCTGACCCGTTTGATACAGCAGATGAACTAA